AAAGAAGTTCGGACTCGGTAATGCGGCGATTGCATCCCGTATTTCCTCAACACGGTCCCAGATCTCATTGAGATCGTCTAAAGACGGCGCTTCTAAAGATTGAAGTCGCTCCTCTAAAGATTTAAGATCCACCTTGAGTTCCGCAACTAACGGTAAGACTACGTAGATATTCCAGGCTTCCGCCTGAATGTTCTCCTCGTCAAACCACGTATCGATGTTACCACCGTACGCAGAGTCAGGATAGATAACTGTTTCCAGTCTCTCCCTGGCCCTTGCAATTGCGTTGCTCGCCTTGTCTCTTAAAGAGCTAAAGAGGCGTTCCCCTATTGCTAAGAGAACCTCCTGCGGTACCTCCCTAGCCATCCCAGTATTCCACTGTAGGAGCCAATTCATCACTGAAAGGCCCCATGGTGAACCAGGACGGGAAAGAAGGATCGCAAGACCCTGGAGACGTGACCTCGTCTTTAACACGGCTGGTAGCCGTGCTATCGATCGATGGCCGTAGCCTAGAACCTTGGAGGCGCGTCGTAATGTCTCCATCAACGACCCGGTGACTCCAAAACGAGTCAGTATCTGTTCTAAGACAGCATGGTCCGCTTTCGCGACACCTACTGCCAATAGAGAGATACCAGAAACGTCTTTCCCTTTGGCAAAAGTTCGTTTTGCGAACTCAAAGCCGCCGGTAGACGAAATTAAAGATTTCGCCAGTCCATATTCAACGCCGATTTCTCGGAGGAGAACCAAGTACTCTTGGGCTACCTTGTAGTTGGCGATTACAATATCGTCACCAAGGAGCGCATAGTCTTTAAAGAACCCGATGAAACCTAACGCGCGGTATGCCGCGTATTGGACTAGGCAATGATGGCATAGGCTAAAGGCTGCCCAACTAGTCAGAGCACCCATAGGTTGCCCTGACCCATACACTAAAGGTGTATCAGCCGGGGGGCCTAAAACTCCTTCCGGAGCCTTAGGTGTGAGGTAATACCTCTCAACGAGGATCTTAGCCCACAATTTAGCCATCTTAGGGCCAATTATAGCCGAAAGAACTACCTGTTGCAGTGCCAGGGGAAACCTGTCTGTAGCTGATGATAAATCATAGCTATAGAACTCACGAAACCCTAAATCAATAAGGCGCTGAGCGGGACGAATTTGATTAAACGTTCCGTCAGTCTCCAACTTTCTCAGAATTGAGAAAAGGAGATCGTGAAGAGGCTTCATGATACACTGTGTCAGGCTATCCACCATGGCGAATACGCGCACTTTTCCGGCAGGCTCGACCTTATAACCGAGTTTCCCGAGTCCTTTCGGACGGCCGAAACCGGGATAATCAAACGGGTTGTAGTCCCCCGCTAATATTTTGGGATGATTAGCTTTGGCTACCCTTTTAGCGAGAAATAGGATACGACTTATAACATCGTCTCCTACGATGTGCAACCATTCCTTTAACAACGGATAAAGATCCGTATAGAGGTGATTTGGAGAATCCAAAAATCCCTCTTGAAATAGTTCCCAAGCTTGCCACTGCATACCATCGGTGAAGATGGCGCTCGTGTTTGTACCGGTTAGGTACGAGACACGCTTGCCATTAGGAAGACGCCTTGTCTTCTCCTGGCCATCGATCCATGACTTAGTATGGACTCCCCCACTATTAGGTCCCGACTTGAAAAGAGCCAGTAACCGGGGTTTGAAGTTATAAGGGACTCCTTCCCACTTAAAGGTGATCCAGCTCGCGGCCAAGCTATGAACCAGATCAATGATCTGTGTCAGAGAGTATTTCTCTCCTAATTCATAGTTGGCGTTTCTCACGCTTACGCATGAGCTTCGACGAGCCATCCAAGAAGTGGCTAACTGGTTATACCCAATCTCACGAAAGAGAAAGGGCAGCCAGTCATTTAAGAATAGAATCCATCCCTTTAGGAAACTTGGCCTCATTGCTGAGCCATCAGTGATCGACTGAAGTTTAAGTTTTCCAGGTATTTCGATTACTCGATATAACTGGAAGAACGAAAGCCAAATTCGTATCGTCCAAGGGTCACCTGAACGAATACTTTTCCGCATCACTGCGGGTATCACACGGGGAATACCGGAACCTTTTGTACGGCGCACCGCGGTCCCTAGCGCTTGGGCACTATCGATCCGTTGACCTCCAGCGGCCTGTTGTAATAAAACAGAGCAGGCTTTGAGGTACTTCACGACGTAGACCCAACCACTTGATCGTTGCAAGCGCACGACATAGCGTCCAAATTCCATCGTTGCTGTGTACCATCTAGAAGTGATTCCTCCATCCCTAAGATGCAGAACCCTTGTTAGGGCTGCTCCTAAGGCGCGACCACCTTTTACAGTGGTCTGCCACGTAAACGCGGCTCCTCCAACACAGTTGGATATAGGAATAATATTCCGGAGTTTCATAATACTAAGTAGATGATGCTTAGCTATTACTCGTTTACGCCTTCAGTTTCCTCTTGCGAGGGCTGCAGGCACCCTTGGTAGGGTCGGTGGAGTTAAACACCTTTAGGTTTAACCACAGTATACCCAACACAAATCTCAGGCCCCCCCCTTTATATTACTATAATGGGGATTTCCGACATTGTCGTTCTTCCGCACACCATTTCTGGCGATTAGAAACCTGGTACTGCTTAGGGAGACTATGATCACCCATACACTCGATGTAGAGACTACTCTATACCTTTCGGTACCTTACTGACAAGGATGCTGCTAAGCAACCTAAAGTCACCGACCAATCGTTGCGATTGATCGCCCCATAGGTGAAGGGGTTCTCTCTTTCGGAGATGACTTCCTACTACTTCGGGCGCTCTCGTTCCCGGTCGCTTCTGTAAGTAAGGCTGGAGTGAAATTGCTTCCACCCATATTTGACACTTAGCATCCCCCTAACGATCGGGGAAACCGCTAGGTTAGTCATACGTACCCTGTGAACCGCACTGGTCTGAGGGAATAACTACCCAAGATTAGGATGCGCTGTAGCATACATCGG